TGAAGAAAAGCACGTGCTTGCATTAAATCTTGACCCATCTGTTGCATAACGCTTTTTGATTGGTTAAGCTCATTAGCTAAGACCTGTACTGCTTCTGCAGGTTTCATTTTAGGTTGTTTCTGTTTCGCCATCTAAAACTCCTTCTTTTATTTTTTTGCGAAAGTTTTTACTACCGAATATCTCTCGATAGACACATTTTTTACAAACATGCAGAGTAGGCGGTGTATAGTCGCTTATGAATTGAGTAGGTTTATACTCGTAAGCAAATTTTCCCGGCCTAGCTCCGCACATTTCACACTTACTTATTAAAGGATAGCCTTTAATTCTTTTTACGATGCTTTGCTGCAATTTCTCGTTGTATTTTATTCATGTTGATTTTAGCAGCTTCGTAGTCTTTCAAGATCCGATCAAGTCTAGCTTCAAGCAATATAGTATCTTGTTCTGTTATCCCAAAGATTTTGTCTAGCTTTTTATGTAGGCTAGCCTTTTCCTCGTCTGGGATTAAAGACCACGTTTCGTCACACATAAGATTATATGCTTCTTTATATTGATTCAGCTCCTTAATCTCTTGCTCATAAGAGAGTAGTTGCTCATTTTGCTCAAAGCAAGTCTTCGAGTCCTTGTCCTGATAGTTCATTTTTTTCCTCTAATTTATAGGTTAACGGATATTCTGCTTTTTCCTTTGGTGGTACTAGCCTACCATAAGCATTAAGATTATTATACTCCCATAGTGTTACAGCGCTGTCAACAACTGTAGGAACAAACTTTAATTGCTTATATTGAGGGTTAGGTCCCTTTATCCACGTGTCTTTAAGGTATAAACCATATAATTCATGAATCATATATTCTTGGCCTAAACCTAAGTGTTCACAGATAGTATCCCATAATATTTTATACATAGATGCTTGTAAGTCGTGAGTTTTATAGTAACCACCGGTCTTAATATCAATTAGAGTATTTTTACCATTAATCTTTGCTATAAAATCAAATCTCCCTGCATATCTAACTCCGGGGAAATGTAAACAGACTTCTTTTGCGATAATTTCTTCTACATCAGTAGTATTCCACCACTCCATAAAGCACATAACACGCTTAATGATTTCATTGCCATCAGCAACATCATCAAGTAGTATTTCTTTTCCATCAAGCAAGTCTTCAACAAGCTCATGGACTAATGTACCTCTTGCAGCAGCCTTATCACGTTCCTGACATGCGTGATCATAATTTAAATGATTAGCTAGCCATTTGTCAAAAAACTTACCTTTTGATACTATGTTTAATACAGTAGTTACAGAGGGTACATAGTTCTTAGAGCTTTTATACCATCTACCAGTACCATATCTTTCTTCGGCCTTATTATCTTCTAACCATTGTAATACTGGGTTCATTATAGCCCTCCTAATTGACTTAATCTTCTATTTGTTGCATCAATCAAGGTAGGGGTTACAGTTACATTAAACTCTGTCTTATTACCTAAACCAATTTTATAGAACTTTTTTAATTGGTCTTGATAGAATTTATATAATCCTAGTCTTGTTGAAAGTAGTTTTATTGCTGGATCTATTTTGTCCACGTTTGCTCCTATTTTTATAATGCTTAACACAATAATATTTATCCTGATTGATTAATACAGCGTGTTCATAGCATTTATTACATGTTATACGCATTTGTTGTCATTATCCCAATAATTATGAAGGTTATGCGAGTCATTTATTGACAGATATGCATTTTCACGCACTATACTGCCACCATTAATTGTTGCTTGAGTTGTAGAATTGTGACTATCAAAATCTAATAGAAATTTACCATCACTTGATGCTATTTTCCACCATAAAATCGTGTTATCATCAACTAAATGTAAGAATCCGAAGAATGGTACACATAAAGCTCCTGCTAATATACGTCCAGCTTCTATCTTTTCTTTAGTTATTAACCAACTATCACAAGTTTTATCATGCTTTGATAGATAAAATTTATCATCTTTAAGAAACATATTGTATCTACACTTGTTTTCTGCCACACCAATCAACACGTTATCTCTTATAAGTAGTGTATCTACTTTACCAGCCTTATCCTTTGGCGTTTCTGCTACATCTATTTCCCACTCCTTACGGATTTGCTCAAGTATTACTTGCTCATCCTCAGCACTCTTCTGTCCTTTAGGCGTGTTAATATCTAAATTACTCATATTGCTCCTATTTATAAAAAGAGAGACCCGCTAGATGTGTTTATAATAGCCAAAGGCATATCTCTCTTTTTAATTAAGACATTACGTCTGCTTTACTTAACTTCCGAAGTACATAATTAGACATTGTTGTTGATTGTCTGCTTAAGAATAGTAAAAGTTTACCAAACTGCTTGTCAGTTAAAGGGCCTTTTCTCCTATTGCATCTATTACAGATTAATTGAAGATTTTGAACTGTAGAAGCACCGCCAAGAGAGATAGGAATGATATGATCACATACCATATTCTGTATCTTGATAGGTTCTTTACAGTAAACGCAACCCTTACCATAAACTTTATACATTTCTTCACGTATTTCTTTAAGACTAATATCAAATTCAACCTCATATTCTTTACTTCGCTTTTTAAGGCTGGTTTTCAAGGTAGAAGACTTCTTCATTAACTTATGAAAAACAATCTTACTATGAGTACCATGCCATTCTTTTAATTTAGGGAGAAATTTCTGCTCCCAATCATTCATTACTTTTCGAGTTTTGTTTTTACGATATCCCATGATTATTCATGTCCACTTTCTGCTCATACTTTTCGGCTAACATTAACCCAATCTCTGCTTTCCAAAAACCTATTACTAGCAAAGTTGAGAATGTTGGAGCTTTATTGGTTGTAATTCCAATATGGAATAGGCTAAATAGTGTTGCATAAAATCCATTTTCGCCTACAGCTAATCGGAATAAAAGACCTTTATTCATAAACTCTCCTTAATCTGAATGATTCTTGCCACTCTACATCGCATTCCCAATTAGAGTCGCCATCAGTGTTTTTTAACATTCTTATTGTCTTTACGGGATTATTGGCTTGTCCGTCAACTGATATTACTTTTCTTGAAGCATTCTCAATCGCACCTGATCCTTTTGCTGAGTATAATGTTAAATCATTATTTTGACTATGTTCTCTGCCTACTTGAGAGACCTGTATTATGATTAAATCCATGTTTACCGCAATATTAGATAGATTGTGAGAAATATACTTTATTTTCTCATGTTCACTTCTGCCATTCCTTCCAGTATCAACTAAGTCGATATAATCTACTATAACTAGAGCTGGTTGTAATTCCTTTATTTTAGTCTGTATCTGCTGTATAGTAGGAGCTACAGTTTGGAATTTAATATGCCCTAAGTCATCTTTATGTTTATTATAGACTTCTTTATGATTGTCTGTTACTTCGTCCTTACTTAGACCTGATACAATCTGTAAACCACGTCTATGCATATACCAATCAGCTAATTCTAATGATAGAAATAGTGTTGGTATTTGCCATTCTGGATTAATAGAATCATTAGCAAAATCAACTCCTAAAGCTAAGTTTTGCACAAATGTACTCTTATTTGATCCAGTTCGACCTATAACAGTTACTAACTCACCGGGATATATTTCAGAATCAACAGGAACTCCAAGCATTTTCCCAACGTTAATTGTTCTACCTGAAAAATCAGTAGCCAATCTATCGGAAAATTTCTTCTGCAAGTCATCTGTAGATTCTACATCTATAGTGAGGTCTTTACGTTTAAAATGTATACAACGTGTTTTACAATGGTTAGACATAATTTCGTCATTACATCCATATTGATATCCTTTATTATAAACACGTTCTACACTCTCAACTACCTTTTTCTCTTCAACCTGTCCATTATACCAGTCTAATAACCCTGCTTTAGCTGCAGCGCTTGGTAGTCCAGACCTTCTATATAAACTAATAATTCTCATTGCTGTATTATTTCTACAGCCTTCTTGTGGTCCCATTGTTATCATTTCTTGAACACAAGGAACGATAGTATTGGGCTCTCTAACTTTATTAAACGTCGTTGTTGTAGAGGGGGCATTAACAATATATTGAGTTAATTCACCATCTCCCATCAATTCAGAATAACCAAAATCGAATCTTGGCTCACCAGCCAAGCTCTTTATTTCATCAGGACTACAATGCATAAATTCCTTCATAGTTAATGGAATTTTATATAATCCTGTTTTCTGATTTTTAGTATGCGCGACTCTATAAATAGCGGTCCTTATCAACACGCTGTGGTCTGCCAATGGAAATATGTCTTTAATAGTCCCTTTTACTAAATACGGTAAGTCTTGTCCTTTTGAAAACTCGAACAATTCATTGGTTAATAATATATGGTAACCTGTACCGCTAAAGTATGGCATTACACTATGCCTTGATACTCCTAGATCCTCTAAATCAACTATAATACTTCTAGCTTTGTCTAAAGTATATGCGTCAGAGTTATCTTTCTTGTCGATATCAATAATAATCTTATCGATTTCACGTGGTCCATAATAACTAGCTAAACTATTGTTTTTGTTAACAAATTCAACAGCTTCTTCATCATAAATATAGGTAGACCGGTATAACGGAGTCCCTACATTGTCAATATATTGACCAAGTGTATTCATAGGTATCAAGACTCCCCGATTTCTCGGAGAGTCCTGAGCGATTTCTACATACTTCATTACAGATTATCTAAAGCGCTTAATCCTAAATCTGCTGATTCTACAGGAGTTGCAGTATCATCAAATTCTTTTAAGAATCCTTTAGATTTACGCCATTTAACAGAATCCATAATCTTAGCTTCACCTTCATTATTAGTTGGTGCTAACATAGGCATAACTTTAACCCATGGTTTCGCTCCAATTTTCTT